ACGACCTCGCCTTCTTGCATCCAAGCAAGGGCGAAATTGAGCCCGGAATGAGGGACTTGATTCACGTCGCTGGTAACACACCATTCAACCCGCCACAAGCGGCTCTCGAGGATAAAGGCAAAACACCTGTTCTTGCTGAGCTGCTCACCGCCACAACCAATTGTGTGGATCTTAATGCTTGGGAGTACTTTTGGTGCCCGCTGGCCGTTCGGCGACGACTGCCGTACGTGGTCACAGTTGAACCCAAGACACAGTACCTGCATCAGAATGGGCAGTTTATTGATCCTGCGAAGTTGAGTTGCGAGGAAGGTTCCTACCCGGACTTCTGGATCATACATGTGCAGAAAGTTGTACCGGTGGAACGCGACAACCGTCAAAACGCTGATCTTGAGACAATCAAAACGTTTACCAATGTGAACGAGTTTCTACAGCATTTCGGCAAGGCTGCACTAGTGCACAACGCCAATCAGGAAGCATCTCTCGTCAGCGACGTGGACATGTCCGGAATCGAAGTTTGCAAAGCTTGTTATGCCCCTCTGCCACATGATGTGTGCATGGAATTGCAGCACGCCGACTTGAAGGATGTCACTGTGGAATTCGCTCGTGATTACTGGTTGGGTATTGTTCTCTTCATATTGCCTTATTTACCCTTGTGGGCGTTTGTACATTATTTCTTTTCTTCTTTAATGCATTTTCTAGGTTTGTTTTGGGTAGGTTACATTGGTTTCATTTTCCAAGCTACATGTGCAATTTATTACGTTTTGGGCCCCCGAGTTAGATTTCTATTTAAGGGACTCGTTGAGCGCCTGTCCTCCCGAGCTACGTTCATTTCTTTTATTGCCCGTTGCTCCAAGTATCGCTGGGGGCGTCGAGCTGTGCTGTATCTGGCCAACGAATCGGAAGAGAAAACACACTGGCAATTGCTCAAGGCGCAGATCCCGACCAGCGTCGATCACAGATTGATTGGTGGAGTGGGGCTGCTAGCCATTGTGAGTGCGCTCTTGCATGGTTATGCAGTTTGGTTGAGGAAAAGCAAGCCCACAGAGGAATCCGCCGACGTTCAAGGAGCCGAGGCGGAACAGTTTCAAAAGGAAGCTTCGCGTAACGTGTGGTACAATCCGAGTATCGAGCTCACCAAGTTCGATATACCGCGTGCTGTTGCGAGCATGGTGGGGAAGAGCGCTAATGATTTGAGAGAGATAGTTGGGCGCAATTGTGTACTGCTGCACGTGCGCGGCCGTGGCGAAAACTACCGGCGTGTAATTCGCGGAGTGATGGTAGCCGGTCACAGGTGTCTCACCAATGCTCATGCGTTCAAAGAGGGATTCGAATGGTATACTGTCACGGTCATTCAGAGCAATGCTAACAATGCAGTCAATTCGAACATGCAATTCGACGTTCATGTCGACTGTATCGCTAAATCTACCTCCTCCGATCTCTGCATCTTTGATGTGGAGTGCCTACCACCCTTTCGAGACGTTCTCAAGTGGTGGTCCGACGCAGACGTGGTACCGAGTAGTTGCGTGGAGTTGATGCGTAGTGAGGATGGATCATCAGTGATGTCCCGTCGTGTTCACAGTTTGACCCTGTACTCCAAAATGCCCATTTCACAGCTCGGTTTGGAGTGTGATATCTTGATGGGCACGGCGGACCAACCAACAGCGGTAGGAGACTGTGGAGCCCTGTGTGTCTTCGAATCGCCTAAGGGACCGTACATCTGCGGCATACACATCTTGGGGCGGGACACAATGGCTGGAATTTTGTTCGTGAAACGAAGGGAAGTGGACGCTCTTATGTTGCATCCTGCGCTGTCAAAGCGCCCGATCATCCAAGCTGGTTACCTTCCGGTTTTTGAGGCATCCAATCGTAAGCATGTGCTTGGTTCACTCCATCACAAAAGTTTGGCTCGTTACCTTGACAAGGGTAGGGTCAATGTTTACGGATCATTTATGGGGTTTAGGCCGAAACCTAAGTCAAAGGTCTGCGCCACTCCAATCCAACAGGAAGTTCTCGAGTACTACGGAGAGGAGTTGAAGTATGGCCGTCCTGCTATGGGTGGCTATTTGCCGTGGCGGAATAACCTCATTGCGATGGTGGAACCCAAGTCCCTTTTCGATCGCCGAATTCTGCGAGAGTGCGCTACTCAGTTCATCGTTGACTGTATTGCGCAGTTGCCTGCGGACCACTTGAAGGAATTGGTTGTCCTGTCTGATCGCGCCGCAGTAAATGGGCTCCCTGGTGTAAAATACATCGATCGTCTGAATATCAATACATCCATGGGTTTTCCTTGGTGCACTTCCAAGAAGGGATTTTTGATTGAAGCAAAAGATGACGAGTATCCAGAGGGTGTCGACTTCACGCCCGAGATTTGGGCCATCGTGCGCAAGATCGAGGACCTGTACCGCAATGGCACGCGCGCGAACCCGATCTTCTTCGGTAGTCTGAAGGACGAAGCCAGGAAGTGGGAAAAAATTTCGGGCAATCTCACGAGAATGTTTATGGCTGGACCAGCGGCCTGGGGAGTGGTGGTGCGCAAGTACTTGCTGCCCTTTGTGCGGTTGGTGCAGCGCAATCGAAACGTATTTGGATGCGCTGTCGGCTTGCCTGCCCAGTCTGAAGAATGGGGTGACTTGAGAGCATACTTGACCCAGCATGGAGATGACCGAATGGTCGCTGGTGATTACAAGAATTTCGACAAGGAAATGCTTGCGGAGTTCATGCTTGAAGCTTTTAGAGTCATCATTGAAATTCACCGGCACTGTGGAGCGTCGGAAGAAGTGTTGACAACCATTGCTGCCATCGGTGAGGACATCTCATTCCCAATTTGCAACGTCAATGGGGATTTGTATGAGTTTTTTGGTAGTAATCCCTCTGGCCAGCCTCTCACAGTCATCTTGAACTCATTCGTGAACGTGCTGTATTTGCGCTATACGTATCGAGTCCTCAACCCTGAACAGGAGTCCGTATCATTCGTTAAGAATGTGGCCGCAACCACGTACGGAGATGACAATGCGTTTGGTGTGAGCAAGAGCTGCCCCTGGTACAACCATACATCGATTCAGGCAGCACTCAAGGAAATTGGATTGACATACACAATGGCTGACAAGAGCAGTGAAAGTGTACCATATATCCACATTGACGAAGTCACTTTTTTGAAACGTTCGTGGCGATGGGACGAACACGTTGAGGCCTACTTGTGCCCACTTGAAGAAGAATCCATCATCAAATCTTTAACGGTTTGGACCCCCTCGGAAACGCTGGACCAGTACAAGCACCTGTTGCAGGTTGTGACTGCGGCTAGCAATGAGTATTTCTTCTATGGACGGGAAGTGTACGAAAAGAGGAGGGAGTTTTTTAGTGAGTTGCTCAAGAGAGAGCCTTACTGTTTTTACGCAAAAACAACGCCCCTGCCAACATATGACCACTTGGCAGCTCGATTTAAAGGTTTTGAAACCACCGTCGGTGCGGTCGCCGACTCGGGAGAGCGTGTAGAGCTGCTCGCACTCCTTAAAAATCCTTGGCTATTCAACAATGATTCAGAGGAAACCACCCGTGGAAGTGGTAATGTTGAGGCGATCACTACAAGTATTGCCCCATCTGTGCAGTGTAAGGTTACTGCGCACGATGTGATTGAAACCTACCAAATTCAGTCCGACGACGTGCAAGACACGCAAGTTGGCTACGGAGGAGAAACAGTTGAGGTCGTCACATTTATCGACAACTCATCCGGCCAAATCGAAGACATCCCACGTGAGCACAGTGAGTTGGCTTCCAGTGGAGCCACTCAGCACACTAGTCTCGGAGACTTCCTACGTCGTCCCACGAAGATTGACACGCGAACATGGACCACAGCAACTAGTACTGGTGTATTGGGAACTGTTTTGCAGCCATGGTTTGACTTCTTGAACAACCCCGTCATAAGGGACAAGTTGAACAATTTCGCGTTCATCCGCGGCACCCTGTGCTTGAAGGTGATTGTAAATGCAACACCGTTCCATTACGGGCTGATGCGCGTCGCCTACGAACCAAACGTGAATGCTGCTGGTACGGGTGATCGCGTGAGCAAGATTCGGACCAACCCAACGTCGGCCCTACCATTGATCACGCCGTACAGCCAGTTGCCCGGAGTGTGGGTGGTGCCTGCAGATGACTCTGGTGGCGAACTGCGGATCCCTTTCTTCCGGCACACAAACTGGTTGCCGTTGAAGAATGCGTCAAGTTTGCAGACGATGGGTACGTTGACGTATTACACGGCCTTCCCTCTGTCGGTCGCTACTACGTCCGGATCTACGTCCATCACAGTTACCACGTTTGCGTGGTTGGAAGATGTTGAGCTAAGTGGTTCTACAGCGGAACTCACACTTCAAGCTCGCGATGAGTATTCCGGCCCTGTATCAGCGCCCGCAAGAGCAGTGGCAACCGCGGCTAACGCGCTGTCCTCGCTCCCCGTCATTGGTAAGTTTGCGAAAGCTACTTCCATTGGTGCTGGCGCGCTGGCGAGTGTGGCGAGCCTTTTCGGCTTCACTAACACCCCTGTGATCGACAATGTGCACGCTGTTGTGCCGGTGGCTGGGATTCATCTTGCCTCAAGTGAAATCGGGACACCAGTTCAAAAACTCTCACTCGACCCAAAGCAGGAGTTGTCGATTGACCCAACCATGCACGGTTTGTCTAGTTGCGACGAGATGAGTATCGATTACATCGCGAAGAAGAAGAGCACGCTGGTGATGGATGGATGGTCCACGACGGATGGTGTGGGCACTGTGATCTTCAACGCGCGTGTGTCACCCATGCTTTTTGGACGAGTCGAAATCTTGGATGGAGGAGCAGTGGTTCGCGCGAACCGCGTGTATCACACTTCGCTCTCCTATCTGGGCATGATGTTTCAGCATTGGCGCGGTGATATTGTCTTCGAGATTGAAGTGGTGTGCACGAAATTCCACAAGGGCCGATTGAAAATCGCTTGGGATCCGATTGGTTCTGGAGGCACTGTTGCGCTCGATGAGAACACGGTGTACACCACCATTTTGGACATCGGTGAGAACAACAAGGCCACGATTCGTGTGCCGTATCACCAGGCCTATGGTTGGTTGCGCACGCGAGGCGTTACGGCCGACAACTGGTCACCGGGAAACGCCATGCCAACTAACGCGGAAACGGACAACGGACTCATGATGATCTCGGTGCTAACGCCTTTGATGTCACCTGTCACGCCACAAAATGTCGGTGTGAAAATCAGTGTGTACAGCGCCGACGTTGAGTTCGCCAACCCAAGGTCAGCCCTGGGAGATTCGTCCACATCTGCGCCGCCATCATTCTTCGCAATTCAGGCGAAGGACGTAGTGGATGTTGAAGCCTCGTCTGTGTCATTCGGAGACAAAGGCGTGCAGCACGCCGAGCGATATGCACTCAATTTCGGAGAGCGGGTCGCTTCGTTGCGAACATTACTGCATCGCTACAGCCTTTACGACACGACGTCAGTGCCGCCTGATGCTGCCACGCGCACGGCAATTTTCCGCAAGTCCTACTCGCGTCACCCACCGATGTTCGGATTTGACCCCAATGGATGGACGAACCTTAACAAGGCACTCACAGCGGGTACGGCATTTGGTACCGTCAGTCCCACGCACCCAATCACGTACGTCGAGATGATGTATGGAGCGAGTACGGGCAGTGTGAATTTCATCGTCAATCCTTCAGTGGATCTTTATCCGTATCTGGGGGATGTGCGCATCCAGCGCATCACTGATTCATCGCGCTCAGGGGAACGCAACGGCGGTATTGTTGGCTCCATTAACACTGGAACTACGCAAGGACAGTACAATCGTTTTCTGAACATGACCGTAGTTTCGGGTGCCACTGCTGGAGGAGCACTCACGAACACGCAAACCAATGCGTGTGTGAATTTCAACTACCCAATGATGACAGGCACTAATTTCAATTACACGGACCCTACGAAGTATCAGACCGGCAACGGTGCAGATCAATCGAACAGGGAGTGTGTGGTGCTTGAAGCCTACATCAAGCAAGCGACGGCGTCGACGGTCACAACGATGGCCACATTCACGACGTACGCGGCTACGGGAGTTGACTTCAATTGTCTCTGGTGGCTTTGTTGTCCAACATTGGATTACTATGTTGCCATTCCAACTGCGGCGTAATTACGCTGCGGTCCGGCGCCTAAGATGGATTGAGTCCACGCCGAGTATAGCGCGCCCTCCGGTCTCGAGGGTAATTTAACCAGACCACTCTGGTGCTTAAGAGGGTTTGAGATCCCACCAGTATAGCACGCCCTCCGGTTCTGAGGGTAATTTAAACGAACCAATGCGCTGCCACCATGGAGGTGGGTGCGAACTCAACGGCACGGTCGTTGGGGCAGGATTTTTCCTGTTATAGGTTGTCAGTAACCGATCTGAGTTGAGTCTCAACAGTTCCTTACGGGGTTTTCCGATCGGTTATATCCGATCGAGTTTTTCAGCTAATGCTGTCTGTTGTTACCGT